TCGGCATCGGGCCGATAGAGCCCAAGCCTCTGTGCGTCCTTGAGGCGTCTCACGCTTGGGCCATCAACTCCAAGTATTGGCAACAGCATTGTCAACGCCAATACCTGAAACCCTTTGCGGCACAGCGGTTTTACGGCTGCTCTGCGTGCTGAATAGGTTGGCCGGTGACCAGGGCTCACGCACCACTGGCCTTGCCACAGCCGGCCGCTGCGGTATCGCCTAGACGTAAAAACGACTAGGCGCGAATCTTAGCGGGGGCAACTTAGGCCGAGCGCCCCCACCCCCGTGCGGTGACTGAAGAGGAGTTTCACGCCCCGGCCCCCGCAGAAAGCGCGCCCTGGGTAGCCCAAGCGGTTCCCGCGCTGCTGGTTGCCGCGGTCTTGGGCCTATGCGGCCTCTTCCTTCAAGTCACCAAGATCGAGACAGGGCTCACCACCGTCCTTGAGGACGTGCGGGAGCTCAAAAACGATTCCAAGGAACGGCTGAACGACATCGACCGCCGGGTCCGCGCGCTTGAGATGCAAGACCGTTGACGGCGGCAACTTAGCTGAACCGCAGGCTCCCCTATGGAGACCACCGCAATCATTGCGCTCACGCTGCTCGTCATCAGCGAAGTGCTCCCCTTCACCCCCCTCGCCGGCAACGGAATCGTGCATGAGGTGGTGAAGATCCTGCGCGAGGTCTTCCCCTACAGCAGCCGTAACCGCAGGTGAGCGCGCGGTTCTACCGCCCCAGCCTCAACCACACCCCCATAGCCCGAGCGCTCTTAGAGCACACAAGCGGCGACTGGATCACCCGAAACGCGGACCTCTTCTTCCGCGGCAGTGACGCCCAGCTCGCCGCACCCCACCCCAGGGGTACGCCCCCGACGCCTCCCGGCTGCGACCCGAATGAGCCCCCAGCGCCCCATCCGCCTGGTTGACGCGGTCAAGTTCACCAAGAACGAACCCCACCAGCTCGCAGCGTGGAACTGGCTTGAAAGCGCCCTAACCCGCGACCAACTCAACGAGTTCGCGCTGCTGTTCCGCGCCACCCCCGGCTACAAGCCAGGCATCGCGGTGGAGAACAGCTGGGACGGCGTCCTCACCGCTGCGCGAACCGCCGGCGCCACCTTTCCTGAGCTCGTTGCAGCGCAATGGGCGCTCGAGAGCGGTTTTGGCAAGCACATGCCAGGCGGCAGCAACAACCCCTTCGGCCTCAAGGGCGCCGGCACCAGCAGCGAAACCCGTGAGTTCGTGAACGGCGAGTGGATCACGATCACCGACTCGTTCCTCAACTTCCCCAACCTCGCCACTGCCGTCCAGTACCTCGTCGACCGCTGGTACAGGGACTACAAGAACTACAAGGGCGTCAACCGCGAGAAGACGCGCGACGATGCCGCACGGGCGCTGGTGCGCGAGGGGTACGCAACCGACCCCAGCTACGCGCAGAAGCTCATCGCGTTGATGAACGAGCACGCCCCAGTAAGCAAACTCCCCGCGCCAACGCCGTTCCCCAACCCCCTGCGCGTCCCCTACTACAGCCAGCGCGACAGCGGCCTGCCGGGCCAAGCGATGCGGATGTGCTTTAGCAGCAGCTGCGCCATGCTCGTCGCCGCCCTGCGCCCGGGCGCCATCACTGGCCTCGACGCCGACGACCAGTACCTGAAGCGCGTTCAGCAGTTCGGCGACACAACTGACGCCACCGCCCAGCTCCGGGCGCTGCGAAGCTTCGGCATCCGCGCCAAGTTCACCCAGGACGCCAACTGGAGCGACCTCGAGCGCCAAATCAACCGAGGCGTCCCCGTGCCCTGCGGCTTCCTGCACCACGGCCCCAGCTCCAACCCCGCAGGGGGCGGCCACTGGCTCACGGTGATCGGCTACACGAAGAGCGCCGTCATCGTCCACGACCCATTCGGAGACATGGACGTAGTGGAAGGCGTGTACCTCAGCAGCCGCGGCAGCGGGCTCGCATACAGCCGCAAGAACTGGGGTCCCCGCTGGATGGTTGAAGGCCCAGACACCGGCTGGGCCATCCTTGCCGACCCATGAAACAGCAGTACATCGTCGACGTTCGGCTCCAGATCGTCGTCGAATCAGTTGAGGATTCCGAGGGCGTCGCCAACAACGTCTACGCCCAATGCGCAGAGCTCGCCTACTCGGAAGACCACCTCCTCCGGCTTGAGGTCATCCCTTGCCCCCTTCCGCCGATCACCTCCAGTGGATCACGGGATAACGGAAACACACCTGCTGCACAAGCGTGACGCCAAGCGGCGCTTTCGCAGCCACATCTTCGAGGCGTGGCGCGGCCGTTGCGCCTACTGCGGCTGTGCCGGCGCCACAACCCTCGACCACATCAAACCCCGCAGCCGCGGAGGCGACACCACCACCCAAAACCTGGCCCCCGCCTGCTCCGACTGCAACCGGCGCAAAGGCAGCAGCGAAGTGTTCAGTTGGTTTCGGCTCCAGCCGGACTGGAGCCCTGACCGGGAAGCGGATCTATGGCTGTGGATGCACCCACGCTGCTTTGGAGATAGTGCAGCTTCACTTCTGCTTGCCAGCGTTGACGATGAGCAAAGGCCATTCCAAGGCCCTCGACCACCCACCAGACCTGGCCGTTGGGCTCCACCATGCGCCGCATAAAGGGCTCCATATGTAACCGCTCGCTAGCATGTTGTGTACGCCTAGGTTGCTATGAGCGACGGCGAAAGCAGACCCACCAGCTGGATGGCGTACAGCATCCCTTTGACGGAGGAGCTGAAGCTGGAGCAGGCGATCAGGGAGGTTTCAGGGCACCCAGACATGGACAAGGTCCGAGCCCTGTGCGCCTCCCTGATGCGCAGCAACTACCACCAGCAACAACTCTTAGCGAACGCGGTGGGTCGCATTGGCGAGCTGGAGCTTGTCCTGTTCCTTGGCGCTCATGCGGAGCCCAGCGAGGTCAGCGCTTTTCTCTCCATGGCCCGCGAGGTCTGCGAGGACCTTGGCATCGGCTAAGGGCGACACCGAGCTCATGTACAGCCGCAGCGTGCGCAGCGCCCTGATCTCAATCTGCCGCACCCGCTCCCTCGACACCCCGAGGTCCTGGGCCAACACCTGATACGCCACAGGCGCCTTACCAGTCAGCTCGTGGCGGTGTTCAAGCACGTAGCGCTCACGCTCAGACAGTCGTGCCAAGCAGGCTTCCAGACGCCAGCGGTCATCAATCAAAAAGATGGCGTCGTCGTCCAGGTAGCTGGGGTCTGGGATCAAGTCGATGAGCGGGTTGCCATCGTCCACGCACGACGCATCCAGCGACGTCGGCGCAGCCGTGCGCTCAAAAATCATCCACATCTGCTCCACCGACATCCCCATCGCATCCGCCAGCTCCTGCTTGCTGGGCGTCCGCCCCAGCTGCTGCGACAGCTGCTGCATGGTGTACTTGAGCTTGGGCACCTTCTCAGCGACGTGGTGCGGCAGCCGAATCGCCGCGTCCTGCTGATTCACAGCCCGGTTCATCCCCTGCCGAATCCACCAGTAGGCGTAGGTCGAGAACTTGTAGCCCCGCGCGGGGTCAAACTTCTCGACCCCCCGCATCAACCCAATCGTGCCCTCCTGGATGAGGTCAAGCATCGTCAGGTGGTTGACGCGCTTGAGGTACTTCTTGGCGATGGAGACCACCATGCGCAAATTGCAGTTCACCATCTGCTGCTTGGCCCTCTCACCCAAGCGCACTTCGCGCGCCTCCGCCTTGGTGAGCCGACCCCCTGCCGCCTCCTTCTCGCGCAGCTGCGTCAAGCGCTGCACCTGCCGGCCCAGAAGTACCTCCTGAGTAACGGTAAGCAGAGGGTAACGAGCGATCTCGTTTAGGAAATCAGAAAAGCTGTGATCAATTCTCATTGTGAGTTTGCATTAGTCAAGGTTTCCGAAGAGCGAACGCTGTACTGCAGTTCTGCGAGAAAGGCATAGAGGGAGCGGTTGTCCACGGCTGGGTGCTGCGCGGCGGCGAACCGCTGCCCCTGCTCCACCACCTCCAGCAACAGCTCCGGCACACCGCCCAGCGCCAGTGCGCTGTGAAAAGGCGCAGTGCTCACTCCGCCCCTACGCCAAACGCCGCCTCGCCAATGCCGGGGAACTCACGGCAGAACACCTGTTTGCACTGCTCCGCAATCTCGCGGTGCTCCAGTTGCGTACCGGCGTCCGTGCGCACCTGGATGTAATGAATCCACGAGCGCAGCGTGCCGTGCATGTAGAGCACAGTGGGCGTACACATCGGCAGGATGCGCCGCGCCGTCTCCCGCGCCACCCCGTTTTCCACCATCGCGTAATAGAGCCCATACGCCTTGGTGATGACCGCACCGGCGTCCCGCTCTAGCTGCGCCTGATCCTCCTCGCTGTAGTCATCGAAAGAGTTCTGGCGGTTCTGGGTGTCCTGGCGCCTGAAACGAGGAATTTCGGCGATGGATGTGCGCGCGTAGCGGGTGCTGAACTCCTGGAAGGAGAAGCTCCGGTGACGCAGCAGTTGCGCTGCAATGTCCCGCTCCGTCTCAATCTTCACGCAGAGAGAGCACATCTCAAACGGGCTCCAGTGCTGGTGCTCAATCAGGTATCGAATCAGGCGGGGAGCCGTCTCCTGATTGTCCTGATTGTCCGGGTTGCTTACTCGTGCCATGTAAGCCGTAAGCGCCTCGGCGCCATCGGTTCGATGCACCAGAGTTACTTTCATTGTTGGAAAAGCGGATTCGTTGATAATTAGGACGCCGCACCGGCTGATCCCGCGCCATCCACTGGATCGCGTCTTTCGGCGCGAGGATTTCAATCGTCCACCAGCGGTGACCGCAGTGTTTGCAGTCGCGAAAGCGCAGAAATGAGTCGGGGGCGTCGCGGAATGTTTTGCTGGGCCGGCTGTATTTGCCGGTGCAAGCTGGGCACAACACGACGCCCGCCCTCTACTCAGCGCCGGACTTGGCGATGCAGTCCAACACTTCTTGCGTGCGCTTGCTGTCGATGTATTCAGCAAACGCAACGTGCGTCGTGATGGTGTGTGGCGCCGGCTTGACGTTGGGGTACGACTGCGACCACCACTCCATAAACAGCTGCTCAGTTGTCACCTGCGAACTCCTCTGCGTACTTTTGGAAGAGTCCGGTGTAAGTTGCATGATCAGGGTGATCAGGCCGATACCTGCCATCACGCACGTAAAGCTGCTCCAGCCGTTCCTGGACTCTTTGCTGCACGCGGGGGTCGCAATCTGTCGGGGACGGCAGCCGGTCCAGCGCCCGTAAGTCATTGATCTTCATTGATAACGAGTGAGGTTTCGAGGTGGTTAATGAGCTCGTTGGAGTACCAACGCAGCTTCTTGATGTCCTGCAGGCGATTCTTGTGCCGCTCTCGCCAGGCGTATTTGAGAATTGCGCCCTTGAGGTAGCCCCGGTACTCATCAGGAGTGAGGGCTGCCTTAATGGCGTCAATGCACTCAATGCCGCCCTGGGTGTAGTGGGGCGGGTGGTCAACGAGCTGGTCTGGCGTCACAAGCCGTACCTCCCCGCCTCAAGGGCGGCCACGGTCTTGATGCCCTGAACGGCGTGCTTAAGAGCGAACAGTGCGGTAACCAGCTCCTGGTAACCGCGCTCGTCCTCACTCAGCTCCACCTCCCCGTCAGAGAGGCGGTTCAACAGCTGCAAGAGTTCTGCAGTGTGCGTCACGCAATCTTCGGCCACCGCCGAGATGCGCCGTGGCGCAAGGGAAGTCACGGGTGTTCCTGTATGGACAGGGAGAGAGTATCTGTTCCACACAGGAAGTCAAGCCCCTATAGCGTTAGTCCCATGGGACAAGCCGTGCGCATCGGGTATTTACGGGTGTCGACCGACACCAGCGAGCAGCTCAACGCCCTGGAAAACCAGCGCTCCCGCATTCTGGGCTCTGGCGTCGACCGCCTCATCGAGGACGTGGAGAGCGGGCTCTCCCAGGACCGCCCCGGCTACCTGGAGCTCCTGCACCTCATCGACACGCGCCAGGTGCAAGAGGTCGTCTGCACCCGCGTCGACCGCCTTGGCCGGGACGCTGCGGCGACCGATGCGCTGATCGCCGTTGCCGCCAAGCGCGGTGTGCGCATCCACTGCCTCGACGGCGGCACCATCGACTCCGAGACGCCCCAGGGCTTCCTGCTGTCGCGCATGGCCACCTCAATGGCAGAGATGGAGAGCCGGATGCTCTCGATGCGTGTCCGCGCCGGCTACAGCGAAGGCCGCAAGCGCGCCCGCCCCCTGCGCGGCAAGGTCGCCTGGGGCTACCGCGTCAACGCCGACCGCAGCGCCCTCGAGCCGGACCCTCAAGAGTTCCCGAGAGCGGCCCGCTTCCTTGCGTTATGCAAGCAATGCGACTGGCGCATGAACACTGCCCTCGATAAATGGCATACAGCAGGGCTGGGCGCTCTCCCCTTAAGCTCCTGCCGCGCTGTCAAAGCCTGGCTCCTCAACCCAGTCCTCCGAGGCGGCCTTGGCTATCTCAAACAGAACGACAACACCTACAAAGAAATCGTCTGGGATACTCACGAAGCCCTGCTATCTCACAGCAGCTTTGTGATCATGGAACGTCAGTTGCATGACAACCGAAGACGCTGGGGCCACAGCGCCCAGGTCAAGCCCCGGCTCTTAACGGGCCTCTGCGTATGCGCAGGCTGCAACAAAAAGATGACCTACGCCGGCAGCCGCACCATCGCCAGCGTTGTATGCAAAAGCCGAGAGTGTGCGCAGCGCTACAAAAGCACCCGAGAACAAACGGTGCGCGAAGCGATCAATAGCGAGCTCTCGAAGCGCAACACGCAGTTAGCGCAGCTGGCCACAAAAGAAAACCCCGAGACCCTGGCCCTTAAGGCCAAGATCGCGTGGTTAAAGGCGCTGGACGACCCTGACATGGCCGCAGCGATTGAGATCAAGCGCGAGCGCCTGTTAGCACTGGAGCAGCAAGTCGGCCCCGACCCCCAGCTCCTGTCTGTATTCGCCGACCCTGCCGTCTGGTCACAGTTGAGCGACGAGGAACTGCGGGAGCTGTACCTAGCGCTGGTCGAACGGGTGATGGTGGATCGCCAGGAAGTGGAGACCGTGGTGCTTCGCCTCTGATGTAGCGCTCTGCAGCAGTCTGCAGCAGTTCTCGAAGTCGGGGGTCCTGCATCTCCTCTACTTCTCCCCCCAGCTGCGAACCACTCCGCCCTCAACCTTCATGGTCACTGCAGTACCGACGATGGGTATAGCAGCATCCTGCATCTCACCGACGACGATCCCCAGCACTTCGTCAGCCGCCTCAATGCGCGATTCGCATAAGACCTCGTCGTGTACACACGCAACGAGCTGTGCGCCGGCCGGAAGTTGATGAAAAATCGAGACCATCGCTGCCTTCATGATGTCAGCGCAACCCCCCTGGATTGTGTTATTGGCAAAGATCTGAACGCGGTTCTCCTCGCCGTACAGCTTCCGCCGACGCCCTATAGCCGTCCGCACCGGCGCGCCCGCGTCAACCTGCTTCTGACACCAGCGGTGCCACTTCCCAACCTCGGGGTAGGCGGCGTGCCACATCTCATAAAAGTCCCGAGCTTCTTTCGGCTTGATGTAGAGCCCCAGCGTCGCAAAATACGACTGCAACCCCTTAGGCGCCGACGCATACGCCAACCCAAAATTGCACGCTTTAGCTGCAGTTCTCTGGGGTTTTTCAACCTCCTCGTCTTTGATGCCGTACATCAACGCAGCCGTGCGGGTGTGCAGATCCGCCCCGCTGTTGAACGCATCAAGCATCGGGGCGCATTCAGCCACAGCCGCTAAGTAACGCAGTTCCATCGCGCTGTAATCCGCCTGCACCAGCACATGGCCCTCCGGCGCAGTAAACGCAGTGCGAAACTCAGGATCCCTCGGTATCTGCTGCAGGTTCGGGTTAGAACAACTCCAGCGACCTGTGGCTGTCTGCAAGGGCATGAACTGCGCATGAATTCTCCCATCCCACCGCACATGTTCAATGAGCTTCTCCGCCATCGTTGCCCGCTTCTCCGCCTTCTTGTAGAACTCGTAAGTGCGGACAATCTCGTGATGGCGATAGGTCGCCAGGTTCTTCTTATCCAGCGACACTTTGCCCTTGTCGTCTTTAGGCACGATCCCCAGCACCCCCCAATACGTAGCGTGCTGTAACGGCGAACCCATGTTGAATCCCGCCGGCACCTTGGTCCCCTCGCGCACCTTGCCCGTCGCCTTGGCGTTGAGATTGACCTCCCCAGACGCCAGCCGGGGCAGGCCCTCATGCCCCTTCTCCTTCAGCTGCTCATCCAGCAGCTGCACATAGAACACCTGCCCTTCATTGCGACTCGAGCAGTAGAACTCCCGCGCCGAACGCAACTGCTCGGTGTCGACATACATCCCCTTGAGCTCCATAGCCGCGACGACAGGGATGAGCGCCGTCTCCAGCTGATAGGTGTGGAGCAGCCCCTGCTCGTACACCTGCGCATGAAGTGAGTGGGCGGCATCCCACGTCATCTTCACGTCCGTCATTGCATACGCCAGGTCCGCCTCACTGAGCTCGGCGTTCATCCAGTCCTGCGACTGCAAAGACTTGTCAATCACCTTCCCCAGCTCTCGGCGCACCACATCGCCCAGTGAGTGGCGGATGTTGGCGGTGCCCTGATGGATCAACCGGGACGCGATCATCGTGTCGTACAGGCGCCCCCTCACCTCAACGCCTGACGCCAGCAAACACTTCACATCAAACCCGAGGTTGTGTCCGTACACCTCCAGCTCCGGGTTCTCGAGCCACACCCGCAGCGCCTCCCACTGCGGCTCGCCCCACAGCTTCAGGTCATACCAAGCACTGCAGCTGTCGTTGTAGAGCTGGAGCAGGCGCTGCTGCTGCCTACCCTCCCAGCACAGGGGCACCAGCGCCGTCTCCATGTCGAGCGCAAACGCGCTACCGAACCTCTCCAGGTCGGAGAGAAGCGCCTGATCAACGTCCGCCATGGATGCCCTTCCAGATGCGGATGATCGTGTCGTCGGGCATGGTCGCCAACGTCAGCGCCCAGCTCGTGACCCAGCGCACGTCCTCGTCTTTGAGGTGCCTGAAGGTGTCGAGCTGAATGTCCTGGATCAGGTCCCGCCGCTCGTGCGGCATCAAGACATCGTCTATCAGGTCCAAAGCGCACCGTCCTGGGTTGAGGTGCGCTGAGACTACCGGACTCGGTCAGGTCACGCTACTTTCCGCCTGTCCGACTTAAGAATTCATGCTTCGCGACGACCAGACGGCGCTCTTAGACGGGCTCCCACCCCAGTGGCGGTACGCCCTCACCGGTGGCAACGACGATTCCAAGGTCTGTTTCGAGGAGGGCTGGAACACCAAGGGCTCCGGCCGCACGCTCGACGACGTGTTGCGCATCAACTCCTCGCCGTCGCCGTATGAGCGCTGGAAGTCGAGCAAGCTGATCGGCGTCGGCGCCATCACCGGCCCGGAGTCCGGCGGCCTACTGGTGATCGACTTCGACGGCACCGGCTCCCAAGCGATCCGCGCATTCCGCGATCACTTCCACCGCACCCCCAGCGCTCTGCGCCCCACCCTCTGCAACGAGAGCGGCAAGAAAGGCCGCGGCAAGATCTTCCTGCGCGTCCCGCCCCACTGGTGGCCCCAGCTTGAGAACCGCAGCGCCAGCTGGCGGGTCGACGACAAGGTGGTGCTGGAAGCGATCTGGATGAATGGCACCGGCACCGGCCGCCACGCCGTCATCTGCGGCGACCACCCCCAGAGCTCCCACCAAAGCCCGCTCTACTACCGCTGGCTCAAAGGCTGTGCGCCCACCGACGTGAAGTGGGGTGACGCGCCTGAGTGGTTGCTGCTGGGCATCATCGCCAAGTTCGACGAGCAGGTGCCCGACAGCCCGGAGGAGCGCCGCCGCTCCGGCGAGGACGACGCCACCCCATGGGAGCGCCTGCGCACCCACGAAAAGATCCAGCTGGCGCGCGAGGCGTTGGAGTTCTGCCCCAATCGCGACGGGCGCGGGAGCGGCACCTACGAGAAAGTGCGTCGCATCGTCTGCGGCCTCATTGACGAGTTCGGCCCCCAGCTCGCCCAGGACATCATCGAAGCCAGCGAGTGGGACACCCGCAACGACTGGGGCAACACCACCGCGGAGAAGACCATCGCGTCGCTGGCGAGTAGCCGCGTGGCCGAAGACCAGCGCGCCCGCATCGGCTCGCTCTTCCACTTCGCGCGCAACAACGGCTTCCAGTGGCCCACCTGGGCGCTGCCCCCGCTGGAGCAAACCCAGCTCCACGTCGACGGGCTGAAGAAGGTGCTCAACAAGATGAACGAGGTGAGCCACGACCACGCTGCGCTTGCGGCGTGGACCGGCCGTGCCTACCGCGAGTACGGCGTGAGCCCTGCTGACTTGTACCGCCTGCGCCTGGAGCAGTGGCTGGGCGTGGTGAGCCTCGGCGCCCCGCGCTCCATGGCTGACATCGCCAAATCGCGCCGCAACGACAACGTCGGCACCGACGTGCTCGACGGCCTGCTCCCCCGGCGCGTCCACGTCGTCGCCGGCGGGAGCCACAGCGGCAAGACAACGCTGGCGTGCTTCCTGGCGTCGCGGGTCCTCAATGGCGCCCCAGTCGACATCGGTAACACCCGCCACGGCATCAACACCGCAGGCCGCGTGCTGGTGCTCACCAGCGACTGCAGCGATGAGGACATGGTGCGCGATCTGGTGCTGGAAGGCATCGAGGACAAGGCGTGCCAAGAGCGCCTGCTGATCCACTCCGGCGCCAACTTCGACGACATGATCCCCATCGTCCAGACGCTGAGCGACTTCAAGCCGGATCTGGTGATCTGCGACTGCCTCACCTCCATGGCGGTCACTGGCGTCAAGGTGGGCGACCCGGCCTACGCCGACCCGATCCGCATGTTCGTGCGGCACAACGGCACCAGCTGGCCTAAGTGCGCATTCCTGATCCTCCACCACACCAGCCGCGACGAGCCTCTGCGCTTCAGCGGCACCGAACAGATCAAGGCCGCCTGCGAGGAGCTCTGGGTGTACTACGACCCCGAACTGATCAAGCAGAAGAAGACGGCGCCGTCGTTCAACAAGACCCGCCACCTGCTGGTGGAGAAGAGCCGGGGCGGCTATGCGGGGCGCAAGCTGCAGATCACCCGCGACGGCTACACCGGCGTCTGGCAGTGGATGGACCCCAACCAAGGAGAGGCATCACCGATGGAGGTGCTGGCCTCCGCGTTCCGGCGCGTCACCGACGACCGCTGGCGCATCCCCAGCGAATGGATGCAACTGCTTGACCTGCAGTTCAACGAGCGCAACCTGCGCCGCTACCTGGACCGGCTGGTTGGCACGGTGCTGGAGACGGAGCTCCGCCCCAGCCCCATCGTCAACAACCGCCCCTGCCTCCATTACCGACCCCGGCAACAGGTCCGCACCTCCGCCCAGCAGATGCTCACCAGCCGGGGCGACGGCATCAACTACATCTGATCAGCACCCAACTGGGGAGGGGTCTCTTTAATACTCTCCCCCTTTTCCTGTCCGAGTTCGCTGAAACCGACTGCGCTGCAATGGATCGGCTCGGACAATCGTACTCGGACTTTGCTCGGACAGTGTCCGAGTCAAACAGGGCTCATTCTCAATAAGCGCGCTTGTTGCGCGGACAGTGTCCGAGTCTGGCCGAGTCAACTGTCCGAGTCCAAATCCATTCCCCCCCAAGGGGTTTAGTAGGTACTCGGACAGGCAAACCGGGGGAGTATTAAAGGGAACGGGAGTTTGGACCCCTGCTAGTGCGACCTCAGGTAGCGTCAGGGCTACCTAGCTAGGGCACACATGACTGACGCGACCCAGGCGCCTCCACTGCTCACCAAACTCGAACAGGGCGCCATCCAGTTCCCCCCAGCATTCCGGGCGCTGAGCAGTCAGATGACCCAGACGCAGTTCATGAAGCTGGCCGCGGCTTACCTGGGCACCAAGGCGATCCACAGCAGCACGATCGGCGGCTTCCGCAGCGGCAAGCTCACCGAACCCGCCCCCAAGACGCTCCTGGCGCTCGGCTACTTCAACACCGCCCTCGCCCGCTCCATCGGCCACCCGGAAGAGCTGATCGAGCAAGCGCCCGACATCGGCTACCCACCCAAGCTCCCCCACTACCTCAAGGAGATCTGGGAGCACACCATCCCAATGCTCGACCGCGAAGGCGTTGCTCTGGGGCCTTTGGGCATGTTTGAAGCGTTCTGCGGCCTCCGAGAACTCCCCGCCAGCGAACGTCGCTACCTCGACGAGGTCGACGCCCCCAGCGCCAGCCGCGTTCTAGGTGCGTTCCTGCGCGCCCACTACGGCAAGCACAACATCGACTGGTACGAAAAGCTGCCCGAGCTGGTCTACGACTGCCCCACCATCGAGCCCCTGCTTCTCAACCGCACGGTGCCAGCAGACCGCCTGATTCACGACCTCGACACCATCGGCCGCCTTGTCGGGCTAAGCGGCAGCGCTCTCTGGGAGCACCTGCAAGCAAACCTAAGTAGGTAGACTCGCGCCGCCCCTGAGCAGCGCACCTTGCCCGAACCAATCATTCAGCCCCGGCCAGCCGTGCAACGGCTCACGCACTGGGGCGAGATGAAGCGCTGCCGCAGTCTGAGCATGACCGACACCTGCCACGAAATCCTCAGAACCCTTGCGGACAGAGAGGGCGTGAGCATCAGCGAGGTGGTGGAGCGGATGGCCCGGCAAGCCGCAACGGAAATGCTTGACGACCTGAACCGCCCCCGCTAGCGTCTCTATACCTATCCAGGTCGGGTAGGCCCTAAACGACCCACCTACAACAACGTGCCCTTCTTTTCGCAAACATTCAGCGCTTCTCTCGCCCCCAAAGAGACGGAAACCGCCAGCCGCGATGGCTACGTCAACCCCTCTCAAATCGGCAAGACCCTACCCAACCCCTTTAGGTGCGCCGTACTTAGTGAGGAGCCGTTGACCGGGTACGAAATCTGGTTCGACAAGGCAGACGGCGGCAAGACCAAGCGCATCGCAGCCGGCGACTACCCCAGCGACGCCCTCCTCGCCGACTACGAGAAGCAGATCGGCGCGAAGGTTGCTTACGAGGTCGACTACGAGACCAAGCAGCCCACCGACCGCAAAGCGATCAAGAAGTGCGCCGCCTTCTTCATTTACGACTACGAAGCCGAAGCGGTGAAGGTCCTGAACTACACGCAGATGTCGCTCCTGCGTGACATCGACCGCAAGACCGGCGACCCCGACTACGAAGACTTGGCTGCCTGGGATCTCGAGATCACAAAGGTCACCAGCCCCAAGGTGAGCTATAGCGCCGACATGAAGCCTGCCCTTCGTGCGAAGGACAAGGCCGTGGGCGCAAAGCTGCAGGAAGCCTGGGAAAGCGCGAAAGCCGCAGGAGCCGACATCTGGCGCCTGACCGACGGCGGCAACCCATTCACTGCCAAATGACCGTCACCCGCTACCTGATCAAAACAGCACGCGGGTACTACCGCGCCGAGGCCCACCAGCGGCCCGGTGCGGACCCCAACTGGACTCGCTTCCCCGAAGAAGCCCAGGGGTGGATCGACCTCGACGCCTGCTACAAGGCTTGCCGGCTCTACACCAAGAACACCGGCGAGAGCGCAGTCGTAGTGGTCACCCTGCGCCCCTCGGCAACCTCGTTCAAAGCTGTAGCCACACCCGCGTGAAACACCTCCTCGACGACCTCCGGGACGGTCTCAGCGAAGAGGAGGAGCAGTTAGCGGCCTCAATCAACGAGCTGGACGCGCAGGCCATCGCCAACGCCTTGGCCCTGCGCACGGCCGTCAAAGCGCAAAGCATCTCGAAGTCGCTGTTTCTCAGCGACTCCTCTATCGACGCCATCACCACTGCCCTTCTTCACCAGTAGCCGATGCCGCAACGCCTCACCTCTCTCCCGCAGCCGCGAGGCGTTGTCACACGATTACCAGACAAGAGCGGCTACACCTCCCCGGTAGGCCGCCTCGACTCGGTCACCAGCATCCTGGGCAAGACCGGCAGCAGTAAAAAGCGTCTCGAGCAGTGGCTCAAGCGCCCAGACGCTGCTGCCATCAGCGACGCCGCAAAAGCACGCGGCACCTGGACCCACGAGCAAATCGAGAACTGGCTGCTGGCGCACCAAGCGGGCGCCCCCCTGCCCAACCCCAAGCACTTCGCCTTCGGGGCGTACTGGCGCAACATCCGCCCGTTCCTGGAGCAGCACTGGGTCCAACTGGTGGCACAGGAATGCGCGGTGTACCACCCCACCCGCTTCGCCGGCCAGTTCGACGCCCTCGGCTACAGCAACTACACGCAACGCGACGACCTCACCCCCGAAGCCGCCAGCAACCTGCTGACGCTTTTGGACTGGAAAACGTCGAAAAACAAGCGCGATTCAGCGCTGGTGGAGGACTACTGCTGCCAGCTGGGCGCCTACGCCACAGCCATCGACTACGTCTACGGCGTCAAACCGGAGCGTGCGCTGCTGGTGATCGCACGTCCACACGGCGACTTCCCCGACATCTGGGAGCTAACGGGCGACGAACTGCGCGACTACGGCCGCAAGTTCATCAACCGCGCCAACACGTACTACACGGCCCAACACGGTTTTGAGCAATGACCTCCCACGAGGACCACTACCTCCCCCCGCGTAACACCACCACCGCGGTGCTCCAATTCATCTCCACCCACTGCGTCCCACCCCAGCCCGACCTCGTCTTCACGGTCCGCGGCATCCGCACCGGCAAGTGGCTCGGCACCTGGATCCGCGTGCTGGTGCAGGAGCACGGCACTGACCACCTCGACGCCACGATCCAGGTCTGGCACCACCACCCCAGCGGCGAATTCACCCCCACCGAAATCACCCACTGCACTCCGTGACCCAACAACACCCCATCACCCCACCGCCGGAGCTGGTAGAGCAGTGGGCACATTTGCCTGCCGACTGGAATACGGTTGCCTTCCTTATTGCCCAGTGGGGTGCAGACCAAGAGCTGCAGGCGTGCTGTGCGCTAATGGACAACTGGGGTCTCGAAGAGTGTGACCTTCGCGACGCCCGCCGCCCGAATCTGACGAGCCTGAAGCAGCAGGCGCTAGTCGCGCTCCACGCTGTTGCCAGCGGCGCCAATGACATGCGAGAGCAGCGCCAGGACTTGGAGACAATCCGTCTCGCGCTGGAGCAGCTTGATGACTAGCCCCAGCTTCGAAGACCGCTGGGCAGAGGTCGAGAAAGCAGTCGAGATTGCGCAGAACTCTCCACGCTTCGTCGTCACCCCCGAATACCCGTGCCTGCTGGAACTCCGAGAGGAGATCAAGCAGCTCAAAGCTGCGCTGACCGCCATTCAAGAGATGGTTAGCGACCTAAGCAAAGCCGACAAGGTGCGCTTTCTGCAGCTCACGCGCCTCGCCAACGCCGTCGCCAACCAACTTCCCGACCGCCAGACGTTTTTCGCGGACCTCATCCCTGACAGCAGCGACAGCTGCGCGCCCCCATGCCCCTAAACCCCACCGCCTGCCCCAGCTGCGGCAGCCACAACGTCCGGGTCGTGATTACGCGCCCCACGCGCGACTACCTGCACATCCTGCGCCGGCGCAAGTGCGTCGCCTGCGCGCACCGCTGGTACACGCTGCAGGACTGCGAACGCATCGTGACAGGCGACGACTTCACCTGGGTCGGCCGCCATTCAGGCCAGGACATCGTCATCCACGAACACCGCCCCCCTGCGCCATGACCCCCACCGACTCCGACCTCCGCATCACCCTCATCACAAGCGGTGGCCCCGGCCTTGACGACCCCAACACCTGCACTACCACTTGGTCCGTTTCCATGGAGGACTCCACAGTCCACGCCTGGATGCAGGTGTTTGAGCAAGTGCTTCGCGCTGGCGGTTTTAGCGACCGCAACATCATGCGCGGCGCGTGCCAACTCGCATTCAACGAGCGCCGCACCACGGACGACATGAAGGCCGTCGCCGACGACTACGGCCTCACCCTCCAAGAGCTCACCCTCACTCCCTAAGCACAAATACCTACGCCCCACTGCGCCATGCGCTGCCCCACCTTCAGCCCTAAATAGCTAGCCCGCCCATCGCCCTCGGCGCCCGGCAACTTAGCTCTGCCGCCCCTGCTCCATGCCGCGCCCCAGCAACAAGGCCGCCGCCAGCGCCATCGAGCGTTATGCGCGCACCAACATCGCTGAGCGCAACGACGCCTACGGGCAGTTCATGTACCACGCAGAACTCCTTCGCCGAGGGCACACAACCATTCACCAACGCGACTTAGCGACGCTGCCCCGCAAGTACCGCGACACCATTCAGCAGTTGCGGCAGGGGTCGGCAACTTAGGCGCAAGAAGCCGCGCCCCCGAGCGCCTATGCCGATGAGCGACGAGAGCACCGACGCCCAGCTAGCGGACTTTGGCAACCCCGCCCCAGCTAACCCGGAGGACGTGCCCCGCCGCCGTCAGGCATTCACTGCGCTCGAGATCGCTGAGCAAGTGCGCATCGTCCAGGACTGGCTGAGCGAGGGCTACCGCCCCAACCAGATCCGGCAGCGCTGCGCAGATCGTTGGGGGATAGCAACCCGAACTGCCGAGCACCGGATGTCTGCTGCCCGCCAGCAAATGATCCGGGACATCAACGTGATGGACCGCGCAGAAAAGGTCAGCGAGATGATCGAAAAGCTCGAAACAGTCATTCAGATGAGCATCGAGCGCAACATGGGCGCCAACGCCATCGGCGCGATGAAGCTCCAAGCGGACCTGCTCCAGCTCATCAAAGCCAAGTGCATCTAACGCCATTCACTACGGCGAAAAACGCATTCAGGGCGCATTCACCGCGCAAAAACGCATTCAAGGCGCGAAAAACACATTCAGGGCGCAAAAACGCATTCACACGCTGTTTTTTGCGCCCCGCGCCTTTATAGTCGCCAGGTCCTAGCAGTGGGACCACGGGCGCCTGCGGATGACCCCAGCGCCCCGCTTTTCTCCGCCCCGCGCCCGCCAGCGCCGCTGAGCCTGAGAATCATTCTCACGCCAAAGGCTCCACGCCACAGCTAGCGCCTGGCCCCGGCCCCTGCGATTCCGCGCCCCGGTGTCAGGGTCGCAGTCTCCCCACCGGCCCCACGTGGGCGCCCCGCGCCCGGCGCGTAGCGGACACAGTTAGGACACAAAAGCTGCCTGCGCACCGCGCGCCCTCGCCACCCCGGCGCGTAGCGCAGCACGGGCGCAGCAAAAGGCCCCAACTGCAGGGCGCAGCTGGGGCGGATTGGGCGCCCCATGGTTTCGGGGCGCCCGTGATCAAAAGGGGCAATCCGGGGGCACCGGCTCCGGCGCCCCGGGCGCGGCGCGGGCGTCAGTGGTGGGCAAGCGAAACCGCGTTACGGGCGCTGATATCGCGCGGCGAAACTGCGCCAAGGCCGCGGCGTGCGCCCGCGTCGCCCGTACGGCGAGGCTCTCATCCCCAGCCGCCATAGCGCGCCCCGCGATGAGCTCAAGCCGGTGCAGCGAGAGCATCGCTTGCCTGTCCAGCTCCGCGGGAGTGGCCGCGTCGCACAACTCAAACGATGCGGCCGCAACGTACCGGCGCGCTTGCCGCAGGCTCACGCCGTAGCGCTCCGCCAGGGTGGCCGCGGCGAAGGCGGAACCGGCGCCGGAGCTAAGAAGCTCGAGCGCGTCCCGCTCCCGCGCGGCCCGTTGCGCATCTGTAGCGCGCTCACCCATCGCGCCGCCCCAGCTTCCCGAACGCTTCCTGCAGCAGCACTGACGCCAGGTTCGACATGCTGCGCCCTTCCGCGTCCGCTTGCGCCTTAAGGCGCTCCATCACCGACGCGGGCAAGACAATAGAGATCCGCGCTGATTTGGGGCTGATCACGGCTGAGCCTCCAGCACGAGAGGAGCGGGCGCAGCGCCTGGCCAGGGGTAAGGGTCATGCCGCCAGCTTTGATCGGGCGCCAGCAAGGGAAGGTCTGTACCTTCCGCGAGGAGCGCCGGGGTCAGTTGAGCGCGCAGGCGCTTCAGATCGCACCAGTAACCGGAGGAGCACCAGCCGCTTACTTCCTCCTCCCACTCCGGCCCGCACTCATCAAACAGCCAGCGCAGGGCGTCTTCGTCGAGTTCAGCGGCGCGCTCCTCGCCCCACCAGTCGTCGGCGCCTGAGGGCGCGAGCTCCTGCAGGGCTTCGCCCACCAGCTGGCGGAACTCAGACCGAAACGGGTCTTCCCACGCCTGCTGTTGCAGTTCGAGCTCGAGCGCGCTGTGATCCTCCTCGCTGATCAACGGATATGACTCCAGCGCCTGCAAGGTCTCGAGCATCTCCGGCGTGAGGAATCGCACGTCGAGACTGAGCCCGTCGGCGTCGCCGTCGGCGCGCTCAAGTTCGCGGGCGAAGTCTTCCCGGAAGACGCGGGCGTTACTGCGCACGATGCTGGGCGCGTCGTAACCGCCCGGCCAGCGGCAATCGTCGTTGAGCCAATCGGAGCACCAAAGCAAGCGCGATTGCCAGCGCGTAGCGGCGCAGTAAAGGGCGGCCCGCTCCGCGGAACCGCGAGGGTATGGGGCGCCCTCAGGCTCAGCGCCGCCCCAGCTCCGGCCGGACTCAAGCGGCCAGAAGGAGGAGTCGTCGAGAGTGCGCAGCGCGTAGGACGCGCCGCCCTCCAGCTCGCGGCAATCGACGACCCAGCGGCCTTGGCAGCCGTCGAGAGCGTCGATCCGGCGCAGGAGCTCCGGCGAGAGGGTGGGCAGGCGCAGGGTAGTGGTTCCGGTCATGGCTCAAACGCTCCGAATCACGTGGAATTCGCCAGCGCTGGCGGCCGGGATGAGCGCGTAACCGTCGCCCATCACCAGCTCGTGCCACGCGGCTGCCCAATCGATGCAGTTATGCGGCCAGCGAAGTTCGGCGTCGATTGCGCACAGCTCCTCCGCCAGCTCCTCCGCGTAGGTAGCGCCCGCGCGCTCCTCGCTCCAGCCGCTAGCGGTTCCGCAGTAGGCATCGCATAGGTCTTCAGAGTCAATGCCGTGGGCGTCGAGCTCCTGCAGCAGTCGCGCGACTTCGGCCGGCGTGCCGTCGGGATCAATGCCGCGCTCCTCCAGCGCGTCGAGCCACTCCTCAGTGAGCCAGAAGCCGCAGTCGCTGGAGTCGCCGGCGTGGCCGCCGAAGTAAAAGCCGACGGGCGCAAGGGCGCCCAGCAGTTCTTCTGTGGCGCTGAGCGCGTGCCATGCGGCTTCGGTTGGCTCAGTGCCCACCAGCTCATCGGCGCGATTGGCAAGGGCGGCGACTTCGGCCCGGTCGTACTCGCCCAGCTCAGCGCCTTCAACGCCCAGCTCGCGCAGGGCGTCGAGCGTGCGCAGGTACGCGGCCGCTAGGTGATCAGGGCGCAGCGTGCCGTGAGAGCACTGCCAAGGGAAGCGCTGCAGTTGTGCGTGGGTGTAGGTCTGCATGATCAGTAACCGGTAGCGGTGGAAAGAACGGGCGCCGGGCGCGTGGCACAGTGGGCGGCGCTCCGGCCAGCGGCCGCGGCTTCCGCGGCGCACCGGCGATGGGCGAGGGCGCAAGCGGCTGCACCAGCGGTGGTGACGGCGAGGGCGCAAGCGCTAACGGCGAGGGCAGCACCGGCGAGGGCGCAAGCCGCGTAGGTAGTGGGGCGCATCGGCTTAGGCCCCAGCAAGGGCGCGTTGCACCGCGTAGCGGCTGCACCCCAGGCGGTCCGCTATGGCGCGCTGCGATGCACCGGTGCGCGCGATCCGGCGAATACGTTGCGGGCGCGATTCTGTGGCCCAAAGGATCACGATCAGTGGGAGCAACAGCAGAACCGTTGCCCACGCGAGGGCGCAAGTAAACATGTGTCTTGTGCAGTGGGAATGTGAGCCGCCCCGCGCAAAGGCAGGGCTGAAAAATTTTTCGCGGCGCAGAATGCTGCGCGATTTCAAATCTTTCAAGCTCAAGCTCGACTCTACCTATTGAGAGTTAAGCGGCTTCCCGCAGCACGGTGCTGCACCGCAAACGTTGATATCTCTTAACACTGTGTCCTGCGTACCTGCTGCAGTGGCAGTTACGCAGGACTGGACACGCTGCACCGCAACGGATCCGGGAGATTCGGCACCGCAGCGCTGGACACCAGCTACAGGCGCCCGGCGCCCACTCACCAGCAGCCCCACCCCCACACAAAGGCCGCAGCGCGCCAGGGGAACACTCCCTACCTCCCACCTGCAGCACCAAAATCCGCCACCTCTAAATAGGTAGCGCTCACTCAGAGCTCCAGGTCGGCCTATTTAGCCCTCCCCCACCCTCGGTTCCACCCCCAACCGCCCCTTCGTACCCTATGTATAGAACTGCGTTTGGGTGTAAGTGGGAATTCTTGGCATTGTTCCGGGCGGAAAGTGCCTCGATGCGCCCATCGCCGTCGACACCCGCTGCAGCACCACCTACACCGCCCTACGCGACTCCATCTACGAGTCCCTTCTGCCGCACCAGCGCGCCTTCATCGACGACACCGACCACCTGCTCCTGGGCTTATGCGCCGGTTTCGGCGCCGGCAAGACCGTCGCCCTGTGCGCCAAGGCTGTCTTTTTGGCGATGGACAACCCCGGCAAGGTCGGCGCCGTCTTCGAGCCCACGTTCCAGATGGTCCTCGACGTGTGGGTCCGCAGCTTCGACGAGTTCCTAGACCGCTTCAACATCGAGTACGACTACCGCGCCAGCCCCCAGCCCGAATACACCCTCCACCTCCCCCACGGCCAATGCACGATCCTCTGCCGCACCCTCGAAGCAGTAAACCGCATCCGCGGCACCAACCTCGCATTTAGTTTGGCCGACGAAATCGACACCAGTAAGTATGAAATAGCGCAAAAGGGCATGGAGATGATCCTCGCCCGACTGCGAGGCGGCACACACCCCCAGTTCGCCATGGCGTCCACGCCTGAGGGCTACGGAATGATGTGGCAAACGTTCGACCAAAAGGCCGGCCCCGACCGCCACCTCATCCGCGCCAAAACGCTCGACAACCCCCACCTCCCCCCAGGTTTCGTCGACTCCCTCTACGCCAACTACCCACCCCAGCTCCTCGCCGCCTACCTCCAGGGCCACTTCACCGCCCTCGACAAAACAACGGTCTACAGCTATTTCGACCGCGACGTGCACTGGAGCGACGAAGAAATCCGCGCCGACGACATGATCTACGCGGGATGCGACTTCAACGTCGGCACCTGCTTCATCGAAATCTGCATCCGCCGCGGCGACGTGTACCACTTCCTCACCGAATTCCACGTCAAGGACACGCCCACCATCGCCACCCGCCTCAAGGAGCAATACGGCGACCACATCGACCGCGGCCTCCTCACGGTCGTCCCCGACGCCGCCAGCAAGCACCGCACCACGACCAACGCCAGCGAAAGCGACCTCGCCATCCTCAAGCGCCACGGCCTCCGCATCAAGATCCAAAACGCCAACCCCCTCGTCGAGGACCGCGTCAACGCCGTCCAGATGCTCCTGCTGCACAACCGCCTCCGCATCCACCCCAGCTGCAAATACCTCATCCGCGCCCTCGAAACGCAGACCTACAACCAAAAAGGCACCCCCGACAAATCAGGCACCGGCCTCGACGACAAATCCGGCCCAGTCGACGCCATGGGCTACGTGATCTACAGCCTCGCCGGCCTCCGCCG